CAAACAACGGTAAAGTACCTAGATAATTCAAACGGTAAATAGGAGTATGAAGATTACTGATCTAGCACCCCGTGTCATTGCCGTATATGCTGGCCGCTTTCACCCATTTCACCATGGACATGCGGAAGTTTTTCGCGAACTTGCAAGTAAGTTTGGCATTAACAATACTTACATTACCACTAGCGGCAAGGTTGACCCGAATAAAAGTCCGTTTTCACTTGAAGACAAGAAAATAATGATGCAGGCTGCAGGCGTACCAGCAGGTAACATTGTTGAAGAAATTGTTCCATACGCACCTGTTAATCTTCCTCAAAGCTTGGGACTAGATCCTGATAGAGATATTATGATATTTGGCGTAGGCCAGAAGGACATGGCCAAAGATCCGCGCTTTGCGTTTACTCCATTAAAAGATGGTACAGCCAGTTACTTTCAAAAGTACACTGGTAAAAACATGATGCCGTTTAGCAACAAGAAAAATGATGATGGTACTCGTGCTGGGCATGGGTATGTAATTCCTGTTAAGGATGTCAAGTTTCAAGTACTGGGAAAACAAATAAACAGCGCAAGCCAAATTAGAGAATTGTACAAGTCGGCTGATGTAGAGCAACGATTACAAATTTTAAACGAGCTATACCCCGAAGGTGGCGCAACAGTCAATCGTATCAAACGCATATTTGATGCTAAACTAGGATAAAGCAGTGGCAAATTTAACCTCTCCAGTTACGCTTGAATTTAAAGCATTTGCAGATATGGGCACAAGAGATGCAAGTGGTCGCTTGAACGGGGAAAGCAATCCACAATCAACCACTTACAAAAAAAATGAAAAGCACATTCTGACATGGCCAAGTACACCTAAGATTGCACAAACCATCGAAGTAAATTACAGTACTTGGGAATTACAACATACCAACTACCAGCCAAGTGCGTTTGGCAATCGTTCAACACCTGTTGTTACTATCAGTGGGCAGTGGTTCAGCAGAGATGAAGCAGAAGCTACAAAAACATTAAGTGCCATTCATTTACTGCGTTCGGCAACAAGCATGTTCTATGGTCGCGAAGATCCTAAGAAAGGAACTCCTCCGCCAATTGGAAGATTGACTGCACACGGTCTATATAACAATACGCCAGTTGTTGTAAAAACATTTCAATATGACTATCCAAACGATGTTGATTACATCACAGTACCTATGTTTGGCAGTAACCAAAGTGTTCCTGTACTATTTGAAATGAGTGTTAGCTTGATTGTGCAAATCAACAGCGTAGATACTGTTAAAAATTATACACTTGAAAAATTTGTAAAAGGCGACTTACTAGGTGAAGGATACATTTAAAATATTATGGCAACTACAGGATTAAACCAGTACTCGGATACACGCATTACAGATTTTTATTTAAATCTTGCTAAATTACCAACGGCAGATGATTTGCTTGCTGGTAAGACTGCAGAATTTATAACAGTTGATCCTAAGTTTCAACACCGTCCAGATTTACTAAGTCACTCTATATATGGTACTAGTGCCTACTGGTGGGTGATTGCATTGTTAAACAGAAACCAGTTGCAAGATCCTATTCGAGATTTAAAAACCGGCATGGTACTAAGAGTACTTTCGTCAAGTGATATCAAAGGGGTCATTTAATGGCCGCCGAAAGACCAACATTCAATGATGATATCGGCTTGCCAGATATTCATTATAACCCTTTACAAAATTATCGCAATGTGACCTACAATACTAGGTTAACAATGATGCCATCAGTTGAAGCCACACAGGAAAGAACAAAGCGTTCTTATGATTTCAAGAAAGGAATCGTCATGTGGGAAACTGGCGGATCTGGCACAGTATTCTTAGAAGAATTACAAATCGAAACCGTTGGCACAGGCTCGGCAAACGGATCATATGCTTCGCAACAGTTCCACAATTTTTCCGGCAAATTAGTTGAGCCAATTGGTGGAAGATTCATTGAAGCATTAAGTCTAGGTGCGCTAACACTGGGTTATGCTAACAATTCTAGTGCAGTCTATCTGTTTGAAATATATTTCAGCGGATACAATACTGATTCAGATTTGCCTGAACAATGCAGAGGTTGGGACGGTGAAGAATTAATATTTAGATGGTATGTAACACTTAAAGAACTTAAAATGAAGTTAGACTACAAGGGTAGTACATATGACTTTACTATGTTTGTGTCTACATCAGAAGCAGGCCTAAGTGATCATACACACCTAGAGCAAGGTTTTAAAATGGAAGGCAATCCAGGCACCATTGGAGAATTTTGTACGCAACTTGAAAAAGCATTAAACGATAGAGAAAAAGAAAAAGTTAAATCTCAGCAAAGATGTCATGCCCATGTTTATAAAATTTCAGCACACAAAGAAATTGCAAACTTAAAATATGAATATAGTTTATTCTCTTTAAAGACTTTATCATTTGGCATGTACAAGGGACAGATTCAAGTACCATCGGGCACTACAATACAAAGCTTTGTTTTGGCATCTATGCCAAACAGTAAGGATATCTTAAAATTTTTACATAAGATTCCTGAGAAGAAAGACTTTAATAGCACTGATACTAAGAAAGATACAATGCATATCATTGCAAAAAACTTTAGTATTATCTCTGGTTCAAAGGATCTTGAAAAGGGCGGCAAGCCTTTGTTTGACAACAGGATTGGTACAACAGCCAAGGAAGTTCATTATTTTATTACAACCAAAGAAGATGCAAAAAATGTAATTGGTCCACAAGAATACGAAGATGCATGGGAAACTACCAATAGAGACAAGCGAGTTGACAATTGGATTAAAAAAGGACTTTTGAGAAAAGTATACAAGTGGATTTATACAGGTGAGAATTCTGAAGTTATCAATTGTGATATCAAGCTAGACTACCTGTGGAGAACAGTCCGCCCACTATGGCTGGATAAAGATGGTAAACCGGTATCTGCACAGTCAACTCGTCAGGCCGCCAAAGCACCTGGAGGTGGAGCATCACCAGGTCCAGTGGCGTGTGTAGATGCAAGATCAGTACAGCCATTCAATGATGGCAAAACGCAGTTATATGTAGAAGACATGCCTTATAAAGAAGGACAAGACCTAGATATCAATCCTAAAAAAGGCTGGTATCCGCACATGCCACAGACTTCAATTGTCAATACTACTGTGCAAGAAGGTAGTCAACAGAGTGCATTATCACCAGAAAGTGCAACAGAGTATAGTGTATATAGACAACTTGGCAATGGTCAAGCAACTGGTGTTGAAGACATGTTTACAATGACATTAGAAGTAGTTGGAGATCCGTACTGGCTATTTCAAATTCCAGGAAAGCCAGGAACTGCTCCTTGGGAAGAAGATGTATGGGAATATGAAAGGGAACAGCTCACAGAAGATATGATGGCCGAAAAAAGAAAGAAAACTGCCAGCCACAATTGGCTACCCTTTATCTACTTTCAGGCACAGGCTCCTTCAGCAGATTTAACAGCAGATGATTTAATGAACCTTCGTAAAGCAGATGCAATCACTGGAATATTCTCAGCAAAGAAAGTAGTAAACAAATTTGTCAAAGGTAAATTTACAACTACACTTGAATGTTTTAGAGATCAACTGTCAAATCCATGGGGCAAGACAAACAAGAAGTCAACTAGCAGTACCTTTACACCAAAATCAGGCGCTGGCGAAGCTTCAGCAACTGGTCCAACTAATGCTGGTACAGCTAGCGCCGATCCAAATGCAACAGTACCAAGTCGTGGTCCAAATGCAGAATATACAAACGCAGAAGCAACGCAAGAAGCAAATAGGCTGAACAGAATTCAACAAGAGCGACTGGCATCAGGTGCCACTACCACAGTAATAGGACAGGTACCTGTAGAACAGGTGCCAGCAGGAAGTCCAGTTACTGGCAATCAGCCTCAAGGGGTCACCCCAACTAGAACTGCACCACCTACAGAAGCCGAACTTCGTCGAAGATACGGAAACTAAACAATGGCAAGAGCAACCTCAACAGGCAATAAATTAAGCCACCAAAATTCATCAAGTGCCGGCGCCGCAAATAAACAGCACGGTATTTTTGTTGGCAAAGTAAAAGAAAATGTAGACCCCAAAGGTCTTGGTCGTTTACAAGTATGGATACCACAACTTAGTGCAGTTAGAGAATCAGATCGTACTGGTTGGTTTACTGTTCGTTATTGTCCTCCAATGGCTGGTGCTGGCGATGATGCTGGCGAAGCAAAAGCAAATGATGCAACAAAATATAAACAGACAAACCAAAGTTATGGTGTGTGGATGGTGCCACCGGATAAGAATGTACAAGTAATTTGCGGATTCTTAAATGGTGATATACACCAGGGCATTTGGTGGGCATGTTTGCCACACGATGGACACACTCATTCATTGCCTGGTATTGCATCAGGTAGTACTCACGAAGGCGCAGTATTGCCAGTTGCCGAGCGTAATAGATATAACAATGCAGATCCGCAAAATGAAAATCGCCCTGAGCATATTGTTAGTAATGTTATTAAAGGTCAGGGTCTTGAAAGAGATAGGCAACGCGGCCATACTAATGCAGGTCCTTTTAGAAATGCCGCACAGCATCCTGGCAAAGCATATGGCGTACTAACACCAGGACAACATCAGTTTGTAATGGACGATGGTCCAGATGGTCACAGCGGTCAAATTAGGTTGCGTACACAAAGTGGCAACAGTATTATCATGGATAACAACTGCGGATTCATTTATGTTATCAATGCAAATGGTAGTGCATGGTTGCAACTGGATAAAAAAGGTAACATTGACTTTTATGCCGCCGGCGACTTTAGCGTCAATGCCGAAGGCAGTATTAACCTAAGAGCAAGTGAAAATATTAACCTAGATGCTGGTGTTAATATCAATGCTGGCGCAGTGAAGAATTTTAATTTAGAAGCTTGTGAAATTTTTAATGCGACCGGAACAAATGGCATGCGTTTAAGTACATCACAAAATATGAACATATATGCAGATAGTCAAGTTAAAGTAACAGGACAACGAATTGACTTAAACGGACCTATTGCAGATCGCGCCACTCTTCCAACACCCAATGCACTAATAACAAACAGCGCAGTTGGTAAGAGTATTGCCGGACGAGTGCCAGAAGCTGAACCATATGGTGGTCACGACTGTCGCAACGAAGGTGAACAACCAACAACTGCCCCAGGAAGTCCAGGCGTGCCTGATTCAGTAATTACGCCGGCACCGGAAAGCTACGAAGATAAACCTGCACCAACAGAAACAAATGCAATTGATTGCGTACCTGAACCTACGCAATCAAGACTTAGTGATGACGGATTTAAGATTTTAAAGAGTCGCGAAGCCTATCGAGGAATGATGTATAGTGATGTACAAGGACAAAGTATTGGTTACGGTATTCGCTTAGATATTTTTGGACCAAATGGTGGCGGTAAAATTGATCAGGAGTTGAAACAGGCATTGGCTGCTGGACCAAGCGAAGCCGAAGCAAGACTAGCAAGTCGACAGATTATTGATAGAGAAAATACTCCAAGGGTGATGCGATCAATAGAAAAAGCAAAAGCTGGCAAAAATGCTTGTTTAACACAATCACAAATTGATGCGTTAATTATGGCATCGTATGGTAGTCCAGTAAATGCAGACAAGATGGCACAGGCACTGGTAGATGCGGCCGCCGCACAACCAGATGGTAAAGCTACAAACGAAGACATTGCCAAAATTTGGGCAAATACCCCATATAACAACGATAGCAAAATTAGAAACAGCGATGCAAAATATGCAATGACTGGCAAGCCAAATCCAGACACA